CTCTAAACGCCTCCGACGTTTTGGTCAGGACATTACATCCCAGACCCGTAACCAAGAGGCGGCGCGCAGAGCGTCAGTCGATGGCCTTGCAACCATCGACCTGAGCTCCGCGTCCGACAGCATCGCAACGAACTTAGTTGTTGATCTGTTAGACACCGGAGACCCGTTCTGGTATGATCTTTTACTCAAATCGCGGACGCCGACCACAGTATATCGTGGTAAGCGTCATCGGCTAGAGAAGATCTCCAGCATGGGCAATGGGTACACCTTCCCTCTCGAAACGATGATCTTCTATGCATTCTCGTGGGCTGCAACGCGGTTTTCAAACTGCGATACGCGGTCCGTGAGCGTGTTCGGAGACGACATCGTCGTACAGCGGGGAGCCTACTCGCTGCTTGTCGAGTGTCTCAGTTGTTTCGGATTCTCGGTTAACACCGATAAATCCTACGCATCTGGGTCATTCTTCGAGTCATGCGGTAAGGACTTCTATCGCGGTAGGGAAGTTCGACCCTTCTTCGTAAAGGAGAAGGTCAGCAGTCTCTCTCAAGCTTACGTTTTGCACAATCAGGTCGTTGAGTGGGCCAGTAGGAACTCGATTTTGTCGGGTCTCTATAATGGCTCTCGCCTCGATCTAGCTGACGTGGTTCTACGGGAGATTCCTCGCTTTGCGCGACTGGCAGGCCCAAGCTATATTGGTGGTGTTTTGCACCGCCCGTTTAGCGAGTGGAATGCTGTTTGCGCTCGGCATGGGTTAGAGGGCTATCGGATTTTGTGCCTCGTGGACATCCCCGGTAAACGGGAATTCTACGACTTTTATGGGCACTTATGGTCCAAGCTCTCTGCTGATATCGACAGCCGGAACAACGTAATACAGTTGGGCCGGTCGAAGATAGTCGTCAAGGAGATACTCGTGCCTAATGCACCGGATTACGTGCGAGACGTACCGGTAGGCTTGAGTAGCTGTCTCTGGAGTTAGCTTACCCAGGGACATTCCCGATCGTTCGTTCCCTTGTAAGGAATTTTGATCGGTGGTAGGGTCTTTGACCCGCAGGGATG